TATATTAACAAACTAGACACAATCAGAAACATGAATTACCGAAAAACGTTTCCTGAGTGGGGAGCATTATTAGATGTATAACTTACAAGATATTAGACTCAATTCTTTGTAATGATGTTTGCGGACAATAGCGATAAATACTATCACTAACGAGATTTTGACAATGCAGAAAAAGACCAGAAGCATACTTGACGAACTGAATGACTTGCACATCACCAAGGACAAGAAACACCTCATGGAGAGCCGTGGAAGTAACATCATACAGTCAGCGATCAATCTGTTTGAACAGATAGATGCCGCGTATGACCGTGAGCAAGCTGATGATCTACAGCGTAAATTCATCAATGCCATCAAAGCTCGTGATCCACAGAAATTCTACAGATCAGTGAGACGCAAAGATGAAGATTAATGAGATACTAGGCCTACCCAAGAGCACAGAAACCAGCATAGCAAACTTTGGTAAGGTTGCGGCCAAACAGTGGAATCTGTATAAACAGAATCTACAGAGAAAGAATAATTTTGAAAAATTATCTGCCCAACAACTTCAAGATCATTTACGCAAGTTTGTCCAGGATAACATCTTGGTAAGATACGACATTGGCCCAAACGATCGACAGGAAGAGGCTATCATAGTAGGCATGATGGGAAAGATCTTAGCAACAGATGACATCAATCAACAGCAAAATATGTTTGCAACTATTGCACAACAAGCAAGTAAACTTGGCATCAAAGGCACAGGGCAAGAAAAAGCCAGTAACGTAATGTATGCACAAGGTGGTAAAGTCTGCAAGGATGATACAAAGAAAGTGGGCAACACGATTTATGTCTGTGGCAAACCAATCCAGCCAGGTGAAAAAGGATACGACGAAATCAACAAAATGATCGACGGTGCATAACAATGATCATACTAGAAGGCGGTAATGTATTCAAGGACGCTGATGGAAATCCCCAAACACAGAGAATTAACAAACAAGACGTCCAACCAACAGTAAGGTATCTAGAGAAACTTACGGGATTACCACTCCTACAGAATATGTTGGGATCGACAGGCATAGCACAATCATCAGGCGACCTGGACCTAGCAGTTGATGTCAAATCAGTGGCCAAACAAGATCTATACAACCAACTGGCACAGCATGTCCAGAAGCAGGGACTAGAAGTCCGTGACTATGTTGCCAAGACTGGCGACTCAGTTCACTACAGGACACCAATCAATGGGCAGGCACTCAACGGATTCGTTCAGACTGACTTCATGTTTGGTGAGCCACAATGGCAGAAGTGGGCACTGTCAGGTGCACCAGCAGGTTCAGAGTTCAAGGGCAAACATAGGGCGATAGTTCTAGCAAGTATAGCCCGTGCGAGAGGTATGAAGTTTTCAGTCAAGAATGGATTATTGGCCAGAGAAACGGATAAACCTATTTCAAAAGATCCAGATGAGATAGCAAGGATACTAGTGGGTGGCACGGAAAAAGATCTAGTGTCAGTTGAGTCAATAGTTAACAAACTTAAATCAGATCCAGACTATGAGAAACTGATAGCAGATGCCAGGGAGACTTTAGCCAAGGAAGGCCTCAATCTTGATGCCATGACTGAGACCAACATCATGCGTGACCTAAGAGATCGCATAGTCAATCAAGGCATGAGCGTGATAGTCGAGGCGGCCCGCATAGAACATCCAGAGGACATGATATTTGACTATGGATCAAAGGGTGCCCTCACAGCACTGACTAAACTACAACAACTTCCTGAGCAGGCCAAGGACATCACGATCAAGTGGGACGGCAAGCCTGCGATCATATTTGGTAGGGATCCACAGGGCAAGTTCGTGTTAACAGACAAGTCAGGATTCACGGCAAAGGGATACCAGGGCATGGCACGTTCGCCACAAGAGTTAGAACAGATCATGCAACAGCGTGGTGGCGAGAGAACTGAGTTGATCAATGTCTACAAATTCCTATGGCCCAAGCTAGAAGCACAGACACCATCAAACATGAAGGGCTATGTGCAGGGAGATCTATTATATGTGGGCAAGCCCAAGGAAGTCAGTGGCAACTACACGTTCACACCGAACACCGTCACATACTCAATAGACAAGGACTCAGACATTGGACAGGACATTGGACAGTCATCAGCCGGAGTCGCCATACACACTTATAAGAAAGACCAAGAGGATCCGGGTGTCCCCTTCAGCGACATCGATCAACTTGGCAAGGGAGATGTCCTATTCGTGAGTCCAAAGATGACCACCACGGTTGAACTGGACCTTCCCATAAAAGAGATCAGAGAGATAGAACAGACAGTTAGGAAGAACAGCCAGAAGATTGACGCGATATTCAATCCCCAGACATTGAGAGAATATCAATTGGCAAACTTGCCTGCACTGATGAAACAGTATGCCAACTTCAAGGTCAGAGAGGGCAACTTCGAGAACATGGCACAGGGCTTTGTCGATTTTACCAAGACCAAGGTCAGTGAACCCAAGCAACAGAGGATAGAACAGGTGGTGGCAGAGAACCAACAAGCAGTGACGGCAGTGTTCACCATATTCCGAATGATAGCCGCGATCAAGACCAAGATGGTCAGAGAACTGGACAGAGAGGGATCTGGCATACGTGCCACCATAGATGGTGAGCCAGGACATGAGGGCTATGTGGCCAGTGGCATCAAGCTCGTTGATCGATTACGTTTCTCGAGATCAAACTTTGCGAAGAATCTACAATGATGGAATTCATAAAACAATTAGATGAATCAAGGATGTATCGCCGACTGGGGCAGTTGACGGGCATGAGGATCGAGGACATAGCCAAGACCATGTTCGATCATTTCCTATTGCTACGTGGGCTCTATGACGTGGACAAGGCCAAGGCAATGAAGTATGCCGGAGAGATCGTCAGCAACCTGAACTTCAACGGATTCCGTCCCAGCATGCCAGACCTATACAACATGATAGTCCTGGTCATGGAACAGAAGAAATATGCTGATCGAGTGTTCAACGATTGGGACATCGTATTGCCTGAGATGCGTATCAAGCGTGTGTTCAGAGACATGGCCGCGGGCACCCTGAACTCAAACGATTTCGCACAGTTGATGTTGATACTACAACGCAGGATATCAGGGCTGGATGCAGATCAGCTCAAGATGCGTAGGATGGTTCAACAGCCAAAACTAACGGCATCAGACCAGAACTGGATGAAGAAACGCCTCATACAGATGACCAGAAATTCAAGCGGTGCCAACTCGGATCTGCACGAACTATATAGACAGTCAATATAATGTGGGGATACATCGTTGGGCTCTGCATGATGATCGACGGTGAGCAACACTGCGAGGATCAAACATTCGTCCCCGACTTTTCCACTAAGTATGCCTGCGAGGTCCATTCTGTGTTACAGACGACACTGATCAATTACGATCTACAGCACGTAGATGGTGTATACGACATCTGGGTGGCGCCCACGAACTGCGTCAGCGAGGACACACTGACATCTGAATTCTTCGATAAACTGCACTGATTATTTCCGTATTTTGGACTAAATAAGTGTAGGGACATTACGATCCCACATATTAGGAGAAAATTAAAATGGCAACATTAACAAAAACACATCCAGCGGCAACTACAGTAAACGTAGAAGTTTCACAAAATTTGACATTCTTCACAGTTGACTATGTAAATGCTAACGCATCAGCAGGTCCAGAAGGTGCTCAACAAGCAGTATTAAAAGCGATCCAAGACACAGCGACTATCGTTGCTATTGGTCCACTACTTGACACAAACTCACAGCAAACATTTGCTGTTGAAGCAACAGGTGGCGACGGCACAGTTGTAGCGTCTACATTACAAACTGCTATCCGTGCATTAGGCACAGTTGACACAGTTGACTTATCTAGCTCAACAGTTACATTAACTAAGTTAGGTATCTTAACAGCGGCGGCTGTATCATAAGTTTTAAACTTATACGAAGAAGCCCACTTTTTACAGTGGGCTTTTTTATTGGCGTAAATATCTGCATGGAACAACGAGAACTGTTTGACCGAGACACAACTGCCTATGTTTACGAATCACCTGATGGTGGCAAGACCATCTACAGGCGCAGACTAAACGATCCCCATCACAAGCGTGAGCTGGTCAAGGAAATTGATGATGACTACGTTGATTACAGCCATTGGATCTATAAGCAGGATTGGGACGAGTTGGCCAAGAACCCGGCCGTCAGGGAGTATCTAGACAAACTAAGGGTCATGACGGCATTGGTGAAAGATAGTAACGACAATAATATAATGGACATGACAGGATGATAGTCTGTTGGACATTGGCTGACATCTCAAACACAGGCTTCACGGCAAAGCCAAGGAACGAACACGAAGTCAAGCTACGCAACCAACAACGCAACTATGAGACGTTCCTACAGTTGATAGGCATGCGTAACCAGCCTACGATCCTCATCAATCCCACCATGATGGAGGATCGAGACATTGAGCTCTATCCATTCGGTCGCTGGTATATGCAGGATCTGGGATTTAAATACAATGTGTGGATGTTCGCCTTTGAGGTTGAGCAACCAACGGCATTTGACAATGAGGATGGTCCACTCATGGCACTGATGGATGACTTCAACAACATACCCATAATCACCGGCTTGGAAGAGAACTGCAAAATCAATAACACAATCAACACTTTAGGTCCAAAGTGCAACACGTTCTTCATGCACGAAAATGCCAAGTTATGATAAATATTAACAAAGCATCACACAACAAACACATAACTCAGGCTCAAATAGGCTCAACTCAATACACAAGGCAGTTTTGTGATAATTATCTATTGACGGAATTTTTGAGATGAGCACAACAGAGATCGAAAAGGAGAACTTGGAAGCCCACGTTGAGTTATGTGCCGAGAGGTATGAGGCATTGGAAACTAAACTTAACACGGTGGAAGAGAAGGTCAGCAAGTTGGAGGGTGTCGTGAATGAGATCAAGGACATGATCATCAGCATGAACGACCGCCGTAACCAACAGTTGATAAAATGGGGTATGTCCGCGATCGGCGCCTTGTTGGCTGTCATCGCTTGGTTCTTGGTCAAGTATATAGGATAATCTCATGAAACAGGCTCAGGCATACAAGAAGCTCCAGCACCTCGCAAAAGAGAGCCTAGCCAACATCAAGCAAAACATCATAGTCAGAGAGAAAGATCATTTCCTAGCATTTGACAGATTCAAGATCACCAAGGGCGAGGACGGATTTACAGTCCACAGACACGATGAATTGGAACACACATTCATCAACTCACAGAATGCTGTGAGCTATTGCATACTTGATAGGAATGCACGCCAGGACAGCTCATTACAATTAAAGCATCTTGATAAGAAATTACAGCATAAGATGTTTGACATAGAAGTCGCAAAGAACACGATAGCAAAGACCCAGGATCAGGACAAGGCCGTGACGGCCGCGATACGGGCACAGGATTACATACTAGAATCAAAAAACCTTAAAGAACAAATTAACCACCTAGTTAATTTGGCTAAATACTTCCAAGAAAAGGAATTAGACAATGAAGTTAATAGACATAGCACCAAAAACAGACGCTAGGCTGATCACAAGGGTCATGGAGAGCCATTTCCAACCCAGGATCAACGTTTCTGCCCTAAAATTAGAGCAGGCACGCACCATGCTTACCAAGACACAGGCATTGATCAGAGAGGCACGCAATAAACCAAGTTTCCATCACAGCGAGAAATCACCAGCTTATCTACAGTTGATGATGATGGAACAGGCATTGAGAGCCAAGATATCAGAATACGGTGCTGATAGTGCTTCATACTCAAATGGAACTGCCTATCAAGAGAAGATCAAACAGGCGATAGCACCAGACATCGCGGATCCAGCAGAAGATGAAGAAGAAATGGAAGAAGGTTCATGTGGTTCTAAGCGTAAGATGGGCGAATATGGCAAGAAGAAAATGAAAGAGTCCAAGTTAACAGAGTCAGAAGTGGAACAGGCACAGGTGGTATTGGCCGCACAGGACATGGTTGACAAGATCGCGGGCTGGATGGAAGACGTCGCAGACATGCAATACAAGGATCTACCAGGATTGGTGGAAATGATGCGTAACGAGGTGGGTGTCAATGAGGCACAATCATTCCTAGACGCACAGACGGCAACATTAACAACTCTATTATCGGCATTAGAACAGGCAAAACAAGAAGCAACGAACGCAATGGCACCATTGACAGGCGAACAGGCCGTTGACCCAAGCGAATTCGGTGGTGATGATCTAGATGCGGGTGTTGACAATGACACACCTCCGACATTAGATGCAGACGACACTGAAGAAGAACCAGAGATAACAGAACCAGAAGCAGACTTAGAACCAGATCTAGGCAGAGAAAGACGATAATGAAGATGTTTGAGGTTGATGGCCAAGGCAATGAATTGGCCGCACTGGTCCAATATCTAATTGGCAAGAGCAATGACCTCAAGTCAAAGCCACAGATGAAGACAGATACCTTCATTGACATGGCGAGAAGCATGGGTGTTAACATAACATTTGGCAATCTACAGGCACTATCACAACAGGCACCATTAAAGAACATGATCACTGATCTTAATCAGGATGTCGTATCATTCGGTGATGCGGATCCCAACATTAAGATGCCAGTTGACAAGGCAAGAGACACGGTAAGGAAGATGGCGAAAAGATCATTAGGCAAACGAACATAGCATATATACAGTTAACATGATGCTCCAGAACCCTACTTCGGTAGGGTTTTTTATTGGCTGTGCTTGACAGTGATCGATAAATAGTATACAATAATACTCAAGTATTAAGGAAAAATAAAAATGGCATACAGCGATAAAGTTTTAGATCATTATGAGAATCCACGCAACGTTGGCT